TTGGCTCAACCATGCGGTTCGCCGGCCGGGCTCGGCGGCGGTGGGATGATTCGGGCCGATGCCTGATCCGTACGGCCGACCGTTCCGCCGCGCGAAAGCGCTCCAGCTCGACCCGCCAGTGCCGTGCAGCCACTGCCGCCAAGCGGTCGCCGTCACGCTCGACCACGACCCGCCGCTGGCCATGCACCGGCACGTCAAGGGGACGGGCTGCTGTCGGCTGATCCCGAGCTGTGAAGCGTGCAACCGGTCGGGCGGCATCCTGGTGGCCCAAGGGCTGTGGCGTCCGGGCATCGAGCTGGCCGGGCTGGAGCCCGAGCCCGAGCGCGACGGGTTGCCGCTCGATGACCCGCGCTGGTCGGTGCCGTGGCTAGAGCCGCTGCTGGAGCTGCCCGAATCCGCGACGTGGCCCCGCCTCATGTCGGTGCCGCACCGCCGCGCTGTCGATTCGCTCGGCCCCCAGTTTTGCGCGTACGCGGCCGACCGGTCGGGCTTCGACCTGCGCTGGTGGCAGCAGCTGGTCGCTGCCCGCCTGCTCGAGGTCGACGCCGACGGCCGGCTGGTCTGGGAGGCGCTGGTGCTGAGCCTGGCGCGGCAGCTCGGCAAAAGCTGGCTGCTGCGCGAGCTGTGCTTCTGGCGAATGCACCAAGGCGAACGGTTCGGCGAGCCGCAGGACGTGCTGCACACCGGGAAGGATCTCGCCGTCTGCAAGGAGGTGCAGCGCCCGGCCCGCGTCTGGGCGAAGGCCCGGAAGCACGACTATCGGGTGCGGGAAGTGAACGGCCAAGAGGAGATCGAGCGGCTGGCGGACGGCTCGCGCTGGATGCTGCGCGCGAAAGAAGCGGTGTACGGCTACTCGGTCAGCGCCGCGGCCGTTGACGAGGCGTGGAAAGTGAAGGCCAGCTCGGTGGACGAGGGGCTGACGCCGACCATGACCGAGCGCGAACAGCCGCAGCTGTGGCTGGTGTCGACCGCGCACCGGCGCGCGTCGAAACTCATGCTCGACCGGCGACTGGTGGCGCTGGCCGAGCTGGAAGCGGGCGACGGCGACCTGCTGTTGGAGTGGAGCGCCCCAGCCGGATCCGAGCTGGACGATGAAGCGGCGTGGCGGGCCGCGTCGCCGCACTGGACTGGTCGCCGGCGGTCGCTGATCTCGCGCCGGTTGACGGCCATCGAAGCTGGGGAGATCGAGGATCCCGACGAGCCCGACCCGGTCGAATCGTTCCGGGCGCAGTGGCTGAACCAGTGGCCCGCCCGCCTGAACCAGCTGAGCGGCGCGACCGAGCCGCTGCTGCCGGAAGGCGTCTGGGCGGAGCTGGCCGACGAGTCGCTGGTATCGACCGGCGCTGTCTGGGTGGCCATCGAAGATGACTACGGGCTCGGCGCTGCGGTCGCCGCCGCCACCCGGTTGGCGGATGGCCGCATCGAGGTGGACGGGTGGCTGCGCGGCGACTGGGACAGCGCCGTGGCGGACGTGCAGCAGCTGGCCGGGCTGCGCCCGCTGCGGTCGCTGCTGGTCGGGGCGTCGCTGCTCGACCGGCTGCCGCCGGGGATGCGCGGCCAAGCAACGCCGTGCGGCACCGCCCAGACCAAGGCCGGGCTGGCGCTGCTGCGCGACCTGGCGCTCAACCGGCAAGTGACGCACGACCAGACCACCGGCGAGCTAGACCAGACGCTGGACCTGGCGGCGGTGAAGGAAGCGCCCAGCGGGCTGTTCCTGGTCGCGAAAGGCCCGACGCACCTGGTGCGGGCGCTGGCGTGGGCGCTGGTCGCCGCCCACAAACCGGCGCCGATGCCCGCCGTCCACTAGGCCGATAGCCGACTACTCGTTAGCGTGCTAACCGTTTCGGCGCTACCATCGGCGGCGTGGGGTTGTGGACACGCGCCATCCGGCCGCCGGACGTCCCGAACGGGAACGATCCTGCGGACGTCCCACCCGCTACCGTCGGCCCGCCGTCCGCGCGCCCCGGCGACCCGGACGGAGTCGTCGTCGTAGGCGGCGACGCTCCGCCGTCGCCGCCGCACCGGATCGTCGCGAGCGCCTGGAGCGGCTGGCCGGCGGAGTGGTCGACGCCCGCTTGGGCGGGCCAGCAACTGGGCGAGCTGACCGACACCGCCTGGGCGTGCGTCGACCTGAACGCCAGCGTGCTGGCCACCATGCCGCCGTACCTGGTGGGCGCCGCCCCGACGCTCGACTCCGCCTGGCTGGTCAACCCCAACCCGGACGTCTACTCAAGCTGGGAGGAATTCGCCAAACAGCTGTTCTGGGACTACCAGCTGGGCGAGGCGTTCGTGCTCGCCACCAGCCGGTACAGCACCGGGATGCCTGCCCGCTTCCACGTCGTGCCGCCGTGGGCGGTGGAGGTCGAGATCGAATCCGGCATCCGCCGCTACCGCATCGGCGGAGCCGACGTCACGCCGGACATGCTGCACCTGCGCTACACGTCCACCGTCGCCGCAGCGCGCGGCGTCGGGCCGCTCCAGGCGGGCCGGGCTCGGCTGGTGGCCGAGTCGCTGCTGGCCCGCTACGCATCGAACTGGGCGGCGAGCGGCGGCGTTCCCAGCTCGGTGCTGACGCATCCGCAGGAGCTGACGCCCGACCAAGCGGCGGCGCTGCAAGCCCAGTGGGTGCAGGCGCGGCTGTCGCACCTGGGCGAGCCCGCCGTGCTGTCGGGCGGTGTCGAATGGAAACCGACGCAAGTCAACCCGAAGGACGCGGCGCTGTACGAGCTGCTGGCCCAGACGCGGTCGGGCATCGCGGTGCTGCTGGGCGTGCCGCCGTTCCTGGTCGGGCTGCCGAGCGGCGGCGACTCGATGACGTACGCCAACGTCAGCTCGATCTTCGACTACCACTGGCGCGCGGGGCTGCGGCCGAAGGCGCAGACGGTCATGGCCGGGCTGTCCGGGTGGCTGCTGCCGCGCGGCACCACTGTGGAAGTGAACCGCGACGCGTACGTGCAGCCCGACCCGCTGACCCGCGCGCAGACCGCGGCCACGCTGCACGGCATCGTGGATCCGCAAGGCAATCCGGCGCTGACGGTGGAGGAGATCCGCGCCGCCGAACGGTTCGCGGTGACCGGCGCCGCGGGCCTGAACCAAGGAGCGCTCGCATGACCGACCAGCCGACCGAGCGGCCACCGGGCGACCTGCTGATCCGCAGCGCCCAGTTGACCGACGTGCGTTTCCGGGAACGGATCATCGACCTGGTGGTGGCGCCGTATGACGAGGTGGCGCTGGTCGAGTGGCGGGGCCGGATGGTGCGCGAGAGCTTCGCGCCGGGCGCTTTCGACGGCATCCAGCGCCGCGCCGACCGGGTGAAAGTGAACCGCGACCACGACGTGCAGCGCTCCTGCGGGAAGGCGATCACGTTTCACCCGAACCGGGACGAGGGCTTGGTGGCCGAGCTGCGGATGGCGCGCACGCCGCTCGGCGACGAAACGTTGCAGCTGGCGGAGGAAGGGATCTTGGACGCCAGCGCCGGCTTCCTGCCGATGCCGGGCGGCGAGCAGTGGACCGGCACCGACGAGGTGCGGCTGACGCGCTGCTGGCTGGGCCATATCGCGATGACGCCCGACCCGGCCTACGAGGGCGCCCAGGTGCTCGCCGTCCGCAGCGCGGCCGACGCCGCCGGGCCGCGCTCGGCCACGCCGGGGCTCGACCAGCTCCGCACGTTCCTGCTGCAAAACCGCTACGATGGCCCGCAAGTAGGCCACTGAACTACCAGCCGTAGTGGACCGCTGGGCGGGCCGGCTGTTGCGGGAGAGGTGGCGCGAAGCACGACTAATCGCGCACCAAGGAGCCCTCCCGCCATGGGATCGACCGACGCCATGCTTGCCCGCTATCTGGGCGAGATCGAGGACCGCCAGCAGCTGCTGGAGAACCTGGCCGAAGAGGCCACCAAGGAAGATCGGGACCTCACCCCGCAGGAGCTAGAGCTGGCCACCCGCGCCAAGGATCGGATGCGGGAGCTGAGCGAGCAGATGAAGCCGCTTGAGGAGGCCAGCCGCATCGCTGGCGACTCGGGCCGCCGGGTGGCCGAGATCAGCCGCCTGCTCCAGGCCCGCGCGCCCCAGTCGGAAGTGGAGTACCGCTCCGCCGGGGCGTACGTGCTCGACTACTGGCGGGCCGGGCTGGGCGTCCAGGACTGCCAGCAGCGGCTCGAATCGTTCAACCGCGCCGCCGCCCACCAGACCACCGGCGACAACCCCGGCCTGCTGCCGCAGCAGGTGCTGGGGCCGGTCATCAACTGGGTGGACGAGTCGCGGCCGGTCACCAGCGCGCTCGGCCCGCGCAACCTGCCGAGCGGCGCGTGGTCGCGCCCGCGGATCTCGCAGCACGTCGACGTGGCCCCGCAGGCCGGGGAAAAGACGGAGCTGGTGAGCCGAAAGATGGTCATCGGCATGGTGCCCGTCACCGCCACAACGTACGGCGGGTACGTCAACGTGTCCCGGCAG